CCACCTGTTACCCAAGACTTGTACTTACGATCTTCAGCTTCTGACTTACGGTAACGAACGTGTAGGAACGGACGTGTAGCGTTTTCACCAAGAACTTGGTCATAAACATTCATAGATCCTGCAGGGATCAAGATGCCGTTTATACCACCAGTAGTAATACCACCACGAAGAGTTGCATCGTTAAGGTATTTCCAATCAGTCTTGTAGAAGTCATAACCACGACGGAATCCTGTGAATCCTAGATTCAATGCCATTTCTTTGTCGTTCTCGAACATACCGTAAGAAGCACCACCTGCAAATGCAGCGTTAACTCCAGCAAGCATGTTGTCGATTTCAAATCCGAACTCACGATCGTTAAAGATTACGTTTTCAGCGATAGCTCCCTGCTTATCTAAACGACCAACAATAGAATCCCAATCAGACAATGTTGAAGGGACACCTCCAGACCATACGTTACCATTTGTTTCAACTGAAGCAAACAAACCTGTTGATCCAGCGTTACCACCACCAGTATTAGCAGATAGATAAGCTTCTGCAGCTGAAGATGCAGCAGCCTCTTGGTGCTCAACCATCATCATCTCTAGGTAGTCCTCAAAACGACGACGAGTTTCACCTTCAGACTTCAAGTACCATAGGTAGCTCTTCTTTCCTGCTTCAACAACTTCAACCCAACCAACTTGAGCCATATCAGAACCAGAAACTGTGTAAGCATCCTTGATGATAACTGGCTTGGCATCGAAGAACATTGGATCAGCCTCCAAAGATCCCTCAATACCATTAGTACCCTTTCTGAATTCAGAACCGTAAACGTATGCAGTTACTGTTCCTGTTGGGAACGGGTTTCCAGGTACAGCCTCATAATATGAGACATTGAATGAAGTAGCTGTTGGATCAGCACTGATGATAGCTTTCTTAGAAATTCCAAGTGATGGAGAGTGAAGTAATACAGTTTGGTTTCTACGGAATACCATCGCACCAGATGCAACTGTGAAGGTCTGAGTACCTGATGAGTAAGCAGATGGAGTCATTCCTTCATACTTAGTGTGTAGACGACCTTCTTCTGTCCACTTGATAAGGTCAGAAGAGAAAGGAAGTTCAGCGCTAACTCCACGAAGGAATGAAGCAACAGAACGATTTCCGTAACGTGCGAATTCTTGCTCGTATACGTCTGGCATATACTGATTCAAGAAGTTAAAGTTTGTAATGTAATTACCAGGCAATGTTGCCTTTACTGAGCTAGGGGTGATGTTTACCCCTGGCGATACTGCTAATGTTCCAGCCATTTTTTTTAGTTTTTAACGTTTTCTATATTTCATACCTGTCGGACCATTGCTGTCAAGAACTCTGACCTGTATTCCATCGTTACTAACTGCTGGAGGAGTTCCTCGGAAGTCTATATTTTTACCCTCCTTCTCCATCCTTTCGATAGCATCAGCTACACCCTTCTCGTAGAAGAACTTCGCTGCCTGATCTGGATTACTTGCCATTGCGATACTCTTGTGAAATTCTGAACCGTCTCCACTTAGGAATCCGTTTTCATCCAAAAACTTCGAGATGAAGTTCTGAATGTTTGACGACTTCTTTAGTGTTTCTGCCTCTGCTGGTTTGAACTTAATGCTTGATTCTCCCAGATTAAAATCGAAACCTTCGAATTTATCTGATAGGAGTGCATTCGTCTTTTCAGCAAACACACGAGAACGTTCAGCTGCCTCACCTTGAGTTTTTTCTTCAGCTGCTGCCCTAGTCTTGAAAGACTTGTAAGCTTCTCTCTCTTCCTCTGGAACGAATGTATCTCTTGACTCAAGAGGTACATTGAATTGCTCCTTAAGACCTTCGAAGTGCTTTCTTGCCTTTTTGACTTCGCGTTTAAATGCCAACTTGCGCTCCTCAATTTCGTCATCTGTATGCATATCTTCGTCGTATGAGAATTTCTTCATCATAGCCTTGATATCATCATTGTCAAAATCTTCAACGGTGCGATAATAGTCAGCAAGTAACTGGTTCGGATCCTCCTTCTCAAGGTCTCTATTGAGCTTGATAAAGTCGTCTAATCCTCGTCCAGTTTTTTTTCTGTATTCAAGGAATGCCTTTACATCTTCAAATGGAATCTCTTGCTCTCTCTCAACCACTTCTGGCTCTTTGAATAGATCATCAATAGATGTTACATCCTTGTTTTTTGTTTTCTTAATAAATGAAAGAACGTCATCTTCAGTAAGATCTGGTCTTTCAACCACCTCTGATACTGGTTTATCTTCTGTTTCGTCAGCTACTTGCTGCTTCTCTTCCTCTTCTTGCAGGAATCTCTTTTCCTGTTCTACCTTACTCTCCTGACGTTCGTCTAGCGGACGTACAATGATTTCTGGTTGTTGTTCTTCTTGCTCCTCAGCCATTGTATTTATATTTAAATTGTTACAAAATTAACGAAAAAAGTAATGCACGTTTTTAAGACCCTTTTACCCAGTTCTTATTCTTTGGTTGCGCAGTCTTCGATGGAGACCACTTCACCTTATCGGCCCAATAAGCCGCTGACAACTTTCCCTTTGAAATATTCTTTGCATGACGAGACTTGAACGCTTCTCTCTGACCTGCGGTCTGGTTTGTCTTTACGCCCTGCTGTCCAAAACGGATCGTCTTAATAATGTCACCAACCTTCGCCACAACTATGTGAGACTTTGTTGGGTGACTTGGAGTTCTCTTCGGTTTATTGAACCCAAGTACACCAGCTCGATCTAGCCTTGAATCCTTCATTTTTTCTTAATAGTTGTTTTAGCAGCCTTCTTAAATGCGCCTTCTGTAGGGGCTCCCTTGGTGCCAGGCTTACGCATTGACTCACCAGACCCTTGCTCGATGCGCTTTCTTTTGGCGTGAATGTTCGCGTACAATCCTTTTTTCATATTACTTACCCTTATGGTATGGATTCTTCTTATGCCACTCTCTAGTGGCCTTAATTCCTTCTGACACAGTCTTAACCTCAGCCTTCTTAGTCAGATTAATCTTATCGTACTTGCCATTCGCAATGTTAGTATGCTCTACAACAATATCACCACTCTTGTTCTTTTTTACAGAGTGTTTTACTCCTTGTATTGATACGTTCTTCATTACAATTTCTTTCGCTTGTCCTTAACTCTCCGCGTAATAGGAATGCTCAATGATAGATTTACATCAGTCTCTGGGCTATATCCAGTACCCCTACTTTGGCTAACATCAAAAGAAACTGGTCCTTTCGTTATCGAAACGCCATAGTTTACGTCATATCCAGACTTGTCTGCTGTTCCAGATGCATACGGGTTAACTCTTGTCTTATTCTTTCTCATCTCTCTTTTTTTTTTTATCTAGGCATAAATGAATTCAAATCAAAACCAGATAGATCATCTTCAGAGCTTTCAAAATTAATCGCTGGAAGATCTTTCTTTCTTTGTTCTATAAGCTTAGACTGAACGGTACCTTGTTTCTTTACACGCTCATCCTTAGCCTTTTCTTTTTCCATATCCTTTTTCATCTGCTCCTGGGTATCAATACCCTTTAGCTGCATGTTTATTTCAAGCTCCTTCTCCATTAACATAAGCTTCAGTTGAGCTTCTCTTTCAAGAATAGCCAACTGTCCTTGAGCCTTTGCTTGTTCAACGGAAATCTTTGCCTGAGCTTCAACCTGTGCTGTCTGCATCTTCTGTTCAGCAGCAGCTTGTTGTGATTGCATGTTAATCTGCATCTGGATATCTGACTGCTCGTCCTCTCTCTTTTGAGCTGCCTTAAGTCTTGTTCTCTTCTTAACTTTCAACATTTGGTTAGCCATCTTGATACTCTTTATCATTCTGATATCGATGGCATCTTCAAGTCCAATCTCGTTGCGCCCTAGTGCTATCTGAATGTTATTCTCAAGGTTTTGCTTTTCTTCCTCTTCTGGCTCAAGTTCAATAAAGATACCAAGTGAAGACAGCGGAAGATCCTTCATATCATCAAGTATCGCCATATTGTATTTACCAATCTGCATGGCAAACTCATCAGCAAAAGGAGCATACTTGAGTATATCAGATATTCGAAGAGATATACCTTGTGCAAGTCTCTTTGTAATATTTATGCTGGAGTCTAGTATATGGCGAGTTGCCACGTTACTAGCTGCTGCAGCCATCTTTTGTAGTCCAACCAATCCTCTGCTATCTGGTTGAGATCCGTCACGAGCTTCGTTTAGCCCAGTAACATCACGTATCATAGATAGGTGCTGGTTGTATAGTGTAATTAGTGACTGTATCTTATCGAAACCGCTTCGTGACCCCAGTTCTTGGATTGGAATACGAGCATTGTTGAAATCTCCTTCCTGTGTGTTGCTTCGTCCGATAACAGAACCAGTCTGGAAGAATAGATCCAACGCCTCACGAGGGCCATATGTTGAACCCTGTCCAAGATCGATTTCAGCAAGACCGTCAGCATCTAGGTATATACCATCTGGGTTAACCCTCTGTGCTACCTGCTGAATCTTTAGGTGAGTGAACTGAATCTGATTCAAGTGAGGAATCATTCTACGTACAGTAGAATCTATCTCACCCTTATACATTCGTGGAGCGTGTACAATATAGTTAGGTAGAGCACGATCCATCTTAGCCTTTGGCTTAACAAGGTTTTTCTGTAAGTACCACTTAATTAGATAATTAGACCCCAATACCAATACTCCTTCATACCAAACCTCCTTAATAACGTCCTTTCTTTCGAAGTTCATATCTCCCTCTCCATCTGGAACAAAGGTTTCGTCTCTCTCTATAACTCTCTCCCCTCCGTTGCTTAAGTACTTCTTCTTATATACAAAACGTTTGTCAGTCTTATAGCTAAAGAATAGAAGTGATACGGTCTCGTTCATGAAAGGACTGTCAAGGTACTGACCTGTTTCTGGGTATTCTCCATACCATGACGCACCCCATAGCTTGATCTTATCTAGCTCATCGTCTGTTATGTCTGGATTGATCTTTCTGATTTCCGTGTAGTGTACATTTTCAACATGAGCGAAATAGAAGCAGTCCGAATGGTCTGACTTCTCTGTGTACGAATGAATAAGGTTAGCTGGGTCAACATATCTCAACTGTATACCTACACCTGGGAAGAATTCATGTACTGCCGCTGCCTTACCTAATACAACAAGGTCGTAGTGTATTGCTGGGCGTATTGAATCATTATAATCGTTTAGCTCAAATATTGTATTTATTGCTATCTCAGAAGCGATCTCTACCCCAGCCTTATAGTTAAGGTTCATGTATAGACCTAGCTCCTCATCATTTTCTGGTATCTCCTCTGGATTGACATTGTACGCATCAACACCAAACTGTTCCTTTGTAAGCTTCAAGAAGTCCTTCGCATACATATCAGCCTCAACCATCTGCTGGAATAGATTCTTCTTCTCTGCAGATGTAACGTCCTCAGCCTGCGCCTTTATAGAGTACATCTTGTCAGACATACCGTTAACAACGATGTCAACAAACTTATTTGCAATAGGAACAATCCTCCAGTCAAGGTTTAAGTGAGACATGTCTCCATTAACCTTCATTAGGTCTTGGTACATACCAATAGGCTGCTCACCACGAGCATATCTTCTTAGCGTGTGGAAGTCAGCATATCTGTCGAAGTAACGGCATCCAGAACCAGTGCGTGAAAACCACTCTCCCTCTATAGCCTTACCTACCCTTAGCCCGTAATCTTTAGATCTTTTTTCCGACTCCGTAGCTGTATGGCTTGGAAACGGTAGTGCCTTTACAATGATTTCTGGTTTATCCATTATTTCTTAATTCGGCTCATTGGCCCACTATTATCGTACCTTGCAAAATTAATGATAATTTTTGACTTTTCTTTCGGTTGCTCGTAAAGTGGACCTTGAGTTGCCATTATTGCAAGACCAGAGCTTATGGAGGCATCATGCTTTGTTCTGTTGTTGATATCAAACTTAGCCCAGTCCTCTAGTGTACGCGTAAAATACATAGAACCCATCTCCTCTGGGTCTCTGTATGTACCCTCAAGATCGTACCCAACATACTTCTCAACATATGTTCCTATTCCAGAAGCGTGGGATTGTTTAATATCCTCAGACGTGTTTGGAATACCTCCAAGTTCAATCTCTGTCTTTGAAAGCTTTGACGTATGCTTATCTGGTCTATTCATAGAATACCCTCTATAGCCCCTGTTCTTTAAGTGGTACAGGAGTCTCTGCTTATTGTTCTCGACAAGTACTGGCATTCCATAGAATACACACGCCATAAGCACATCCTCAAAAAATATCTCTGCTGTCTGTGTACGTGTAACGTACTCAAGAAAGAACTGGTTTGTAGGGGCATCTGGATTCATATGAAACTTTGTCTTTCCGTGAAGTGCGCCATTCGATCCGCCACCTCCTACAACTCCAGATATATCATATGGGTCACATCCAAACGCGCCAATATGTGAATTTCCAGGCATAAACTTTCCATTCCTTGTCACTTCCTTCTTATTCCTCATGGCTGAAGGCGGTATCCAAGACACTATAAATCGACCGTCCCTATCTGGGGTCCATATAACCTCAGAGTCCAACTTTCCATCCTTCCAATGGAAGTTACCCTTAGTTAGGAACTGTTCCTTTATTAGAGAGTCGTTATAATCGATCTGCTGATATATCTTCGTAAGGTTGAATAGAGACTGATTAGATTCATCTCTAAATGCGTGAGATTCTGTTCTAGGGAACTGTCTGTATAATTCGTTCAGTGCGTTACTGTCGTTCTTTAGTGCAGCAACCTCATTCTCCCAGTACGTTATTACTCCATTGTGTATCAACTCTCCATCGATACCTACAACTGGAGTCTTCGGATTTTCAAATATTGGGAATCCGTACTCGTCGATATACCCCTCATAGTTCCACTCCATAGGGATAAACAGCGAGTAAAGACCTGACTTAGTTTGACCGTTAGCATTTCTCTTTGACGGATCAGAGTCATAGTACATCTGCTTGTACTCATTACCACCCTTTGATAGTGCGTTCGATGTTGATCCCATCATACACTTACCAGTTATCTTACTACCCAAACGAAGACATGTCTTACGAACCCTCCATCCGTTTAGAATGTTATTAGGTCTTTCTAACTTAGCAGCTTCATCCTCCACAAGTCGTAATAGCTTCTCACCATCGTATGAGTTGTCGGATGTATTCTTCCAGTCGATAGTGGTATCAAGACCTTCGATATCATCACCGTGGTCCTCATACATATTCTTCTTTGTAATCTTCTTAGATGGTACACGAAACGCTAGTTCGGTCTTTGGATTATCCATACCATCCTGGATAGGTTTGAAGAAGAACGGGTAGTTCCTAACGATAGGAACAACCTTGTCGGTAAACATCTTCTTGGCATCTGGACCAGTCTTCGAACATATCCCAAGTCTAGCATCTTTTGATATGGTTCCCGTGTTGGCAACCTCTGCAGATGACATGAATGAGAATCCAGATCGGCGGTTCTTTAGGTAGCACATTCCAAAACAGCGTATGTCCGCAACACACGCCTCCCAGAATATCCAGAAGATGCGGTTAGACTCTCGAAAGTCTGGAAGACCAACATCGATCTTGGACCACTGAAGGTACATGTAGTGGGTACCAGTTATGTATGACGGCTGTCCGTTATTCATGAACCAGTACCCATTGTCACGCCTGTCAAACTGATCTTCTATGTAGTCAACCCATTTCGCCTTAAAAGCATTGTCGTACTTATTCCACTGAAAGACATCCTTTATCCGTGCAAGCTCTTTCGGGTACTCCTCTGCCACCCACCTGTTGGCACCTTTCTGTATATCTTTTGGAGTCTTCGGAAGTGCAATCTTTATATGGTTGATTTCGTAGATGTCACCTATCTCTCCAGTCTTTGATATGACAACCATATCCGTCTCTGGATCATACCCGTACTTCCACTCCTTACGCCCATTACGTGACGTAAGTAGCTGCTTAGATACGTGATCATTGCATATTCGATATAGTGCGTACTTATCGTCTACCATTCTGCTTTTTCGATCTTCCCTCTGCAAAACCAGAAGCCCCTAGAGTTACCTCGGTAACTGGGCCTTCTTCAATCTTTGTACGTTCATCCTCTATGCCCTGCAGTATAGACAATGCATCCTCGAATGCAAGCCTCTTAGCAGCTGCAGCATTCTTCATCTTATCAGCAGCAAGGTCTCCATCCAAAGAGCCAATAGGAGACTCCAAGATGTTTATGAGCTCGTCAACCCCCTTCTCTGCAGCCTTCAGTAGGCGTTCTCTCTTCTTTCTTAGATCTTCAGACATATGTCACTTGTTCTCATTCTGTACATCTTCCTGCCGTCTATATCAAACTCGTACTCCATGTCTCGTCCAAAATAGACCTTATCTCCACTACTGAATTCACTTCCAATTGGTGCGTATTCAACTGTTCCAAAGTTACTTTCATATATTCCAGTCCTAGAAACAGTCTTGTCATCTATCTTGTCAATAGGAGATACAAAACAGTACGGATACTCCGTTACCCAAACTCCGTCCTCTCCATGTTTAAACATGTATATCTGAGTCTGATCTAGTAGATATATGTTATCCTTAAAGTAGTTCCATGAGTTCACCTTGTTACCCTTCATGTCGTAGTACACTCGAAACACGTTATGGTGTACAATAGCTATGTCACCCGTTATCATATCTCCTTTATACCAGTCTGGAGTTGATTGAATAACAGCATGTCTGTTAACATATAGGTGGTCCTCTATACCAGATGACATGACGACATCAACACCAGATATTTCTTTGGTGGAGTTGTATGAGCTGTCATTGTATGGTCTTACTACAAAGTAGTTAGGTGATCTCATTCGATATCGATATCGTATTCTATTGTTACTGGAATTGATTTATTCAGAGACTTCCAAAGGTGTACCTCGTCCTTAGACGAGATATAAATATTGATATTTCCAGTCATAACGTCAAGGATTATATTCGATATTTGAGCCTCACCCTTTATGACTGTCTGACCAACCTGGAAATGCATCGCATTCTTATAGTCTGGTCCAATAGACACCTTCCGTATTATTGCCGAAATCATGATGCAATTTCTCCAGTTCCAAAATTAATCTTGACTCCTTCTCCGTACTTCTTAACGATCATCTCGTTAACGTCATCGACATGCTTTTTAGCAAGTGCCATTTCAGATATTGTACCCTTCTTTTCTTCTTGAAGTTTCAATTCAGCCATCGTTATATCTGCAAGGTGCAGTTTTAGATCAAACATTCGATGGCGAGCAGAGTTAATTTCCTCTAGCTCTTCTTTTGATAGTTTCTTTTTCATTTTATTTGTTTTTGAATAGTACAAATATAAACAAAAAAACCCAAGCACTTAGGAATACTTGGGTTTATAAACTAATTGTATAATGTTACTCTCCGAATGTTCTTACCCTGTACCTTAGAATTATACGAAAAGTACCGTTTCCACTAGTTGGATTAGCATCACTTGTAAGTGTTATAGCTGTGTTCATTTTATGGAAACCATAATTAGTTCCAACTGCTGCTGTATTTTCAGTCTGAGATATCATTGTCTGTGGAAAATAGCAATCCTTACTACCTTGATTCAAATATAGCGAACCTCCTCCAGACACAGTATACGCCACTGTATTATAGTCGTACTCTGCTCTTGCTTCGTACTCATGATACTTGCCAGCACCAGGAGCAGCGAGTATTGTCTTAGGTGTGGTATTTATCGCTAGTAACTCAGCAGATGACACGTTTACTATAACTGTATTCCACGATGAATCGCCATTTATTGATTCAGATAATGCATCAACAGTAATATTCTTAGTTTCACCAGTACTTGTATTGGAGGCCAATAATCTATCTCCTCCATTTACAGTACCAACGCTATAATCATCTATCTTTCCCATTCTGCAAATTTACGAATTATTTACCTTGACCCTTATACATCTTCTTGTATAACTTGGATGCCTTAAGCATTGACACCTTAGTCTTCCCATGTACCCCTGGACGTGCTACCTTTTTCTTGGCAAGCATCTTAGGAACTTCGATCTTCATTTTCTTACTCATATATTTTCCCATTTTAGAGCAGCAGCTAACAATGCATTAACTACTTTATCCTTAAATTCTGTTGTCATCATTCTTTTGGTCTCTGCCTCATTCGTGTGGAAACCAAGTTCGCAAAGTATCGCTGGACATCTTGTCTCTCTAAGAACATAGAAGTTTTCCTCCCAGTCCTCATCTCCGTCGGTCATGTTTGTCCTCCACTTGATAGACTGAAGGAACTTAGACTGAAGCTCATCGATAACTATTGATGCAAATATATCTGACTTAGTTTGTCCCTTTGAAGTCCATACTGAAATACCGCTCGCCGAATGCCACCTTACACCATCCCCTGCCGCATCAGAGTGTATTGATATGTAGATACACTTTCGATCCTTTGCTAGTGAGTTCGCTTTCCGAACCCTCTCGCCAAGAGATATATCAAGGTCCGAATTAACAATATCGACACAATCAAGCCCATTTGCCCTAAATTTAGACATTATACGTTCAACATTATCTCTGTTGTTAACGCCCTCAAAAAGAACCCTTCCGTCTGGAAATTTTGGAGAACGCTTACCAGCTGTCTGGTATTTTCCGTTTACCAACCCACCATGACCTGGGTCAAATATGTATAGATACTTACTTGCCATCCTCAACCTCTCTCTTAATGTCCTTAACCTTTGTTATCAGTGAGTACAACTTCTTAAGAAATGAATACCCCTTTATCTCTTGCCAGTTCTCATCGATCGATTGAACCTCGTTTGCTATAAATATTATTGCTATGATCTTTGTTGAAACGAATGGAATTGATGCGTAGTTTGCAGTGAATTCATTAAGTAGAAAGTAATCCAAAAAGTACGTAAGCAATATAACTGCGGTATATGCTCCAACCTTTGGAACGTAACCTTTTCTGAAGCCCCTAGAGGTGGGAACTATTCCATTCTTCCTCGCCTTTTTTATTCCGTAGTAGGTATCTACAAGAGATACCATTGCCACACCGAGTACCAGCCACATGGCTGGAGTGAAGAAGAAAAATATTCCCTTAATTACTGATATACAGCCCTCTATAAAAGTAGTTTTCATTATGCAAAGTTAGCCAAAAAATTGCTTAGTTGCCCTATATACCAAGTAGCTGATTGCTAGTCCAATAGCTATTCCTATATAAAGTAAGTCATTTCTTTTTTCAGTAACCTTTATCGTCTTGTACTTATACCTTATCTGAGTGCGAGCTGTTTTTGCATCCTGCTTTAACTGCTTTCTGTCAGTACGACCTTCCTGCCTTAGCCTTACACGTTCTGTACGATTGTTCTTAGGAGGATCGACAGTGGTGACATCAGTGACAATCTTCGTTTTTACCTTGTAGTCTAGCGATATCTTTCCAAGACCAATCGCTTTGATCCAAATAAGGTCATTGTTTATCTCTACACTGTCCTCACCAACTGTTGCCCCCTCTATTATTTTTTCTACAATAGTTGTGTCGTTCTTTACTATACTTGGATCCTTTTTAATAGCCTTGTTGTAGTGATACGAAGCACTGCACGAAGACAATATTAGTAATAGTAGAATTTTTTTCATTTTATAATAAGTTTATTTCAATAGGTTTGTATGTGATCTCTTCACATTCTTTTACCCACTATAAATCCAAATCCTGCCATTTACACCAAGTATTTAGGAAGTTCAACTTCGTTAACCCAGTCTACAATGTCTGAGTCCTCCCAAGAGTCTACATAGGTGAAGCCATCGAATTGAACTCCAAACTCTGCTGTGTCGGTTGTTAATAGTACAGAAGCCGAACAAGTCTTTTGTCCGATGTTGTCAATTACGTTTACCACTTCTACAGAAGGGTCTGTTATCGTTACGTTGAATTGTGGGAATTTGTATGTCTCCATTTTATGTTAAAGTTGTGCCTGTTACTGTGAATGTTCGAACCCCAAAGAATCGGCAGTTAACGGATGCTGTTTTTAACTGAATAGGGTCAAGGTTATAAGTCATATATCTATAAGCATAAGATGCAGGCGCTACTGCTGCTGATGTTGAGCACCAATAAGTATATGATGTGGTAAAATTAAACGGAGCATAGTTTATTGGATAAATCTGTGCATCGTTTACAATGTTATTAAATTCGTTTCTGTTAGGTAGTCTCCATTCGCCTGTAAAAGAACCCACAGACAAAGCCGATGCACCGTCTATAGCTTGATTCCAATTAACGTCAGAAGCATTTAAATTAGTATAATAACCGAGAACCGTTGAGCCGTCATAAGTACTCCAATCAATCACGATGTTATTAGTGTAGGTCTGACCGCCTAATTCATCCGTAAATCTGTTGGTATTTCCGAAAGGATTGTTTCCTGACAGCATCGTGAATGAAGTATCTCTACCTGCCTCGATATCACCGTCATCTCCCGTTCTATAGGAAACGGTTTGACCAGTTTTTAAAAGTTCAGCCCCTATTGGAGCTGCTCCGCTACCGCCACTACCTACATTCCTTCCGTAAGTAAACATTGTTACTTTAATACAACGTTAACACTACCGCTTACTAAATCTACATTTACAAAAGGCTTGTTTGGGTCTATCGGTGTGAATATAGCCCCTGCCTTTACTGGAGTTACTGTATCTTGTATATAGTCAGCCTTATCATTACCAGCCTCGTCATCAAGCGCGTTAAAAATAGTGTCCTCTAATACCACGACCATAAGGACGTCAGCTGTAAACGCTGTTGTCGTATTTAATACCTTTGAGCCAGCTCTTCCTGACATTACTTCTAGTGGTGATGCACTCATCTTATCAACATTTTTTAGAACCTCCTCGGCCCCTGTTTAACTTCCTGTGTT